CTGACTTCAAGAACATACCCATCCCAGTTATTATTATCATATTTACACTGGCAATCGATCGGGTACTCTACTTGCACCTTAATATTCAGCATCTAGCAGAAACACGCCAATCCTACATGGCGAACGCTTTTAAATCCAACGAAATGCTAGATAATAACAAGTGGTACAAGAAACCTTTCAAATACTTGGCCACGAAGTTATTAGGCGACAATATTGTCGCTGGCGCGTCCCTTACAGGGGACAGCCACTGATGGGGTTCGTACCTTAACACCGGTCCGACTATCGACACCGGCTTACTAGAAGGCAAACGCGCCATTCTTGCAAATTCTTGCATCAGTAAGTCAAATTACAAGTCGATCGACCGGCCACTTGACCCTCGAGTCAAGTGGAAAAGCAGTATCTCACACAATCTCAGTCTCAATCAGTTTTTAAAGCTGAAATGTAACTATGAGCATACTGCTGGACTAAAACAGGCAACGCCATTAGTCGAAGGTACTAAAAAATGTCTAATATATGCGAGTTGTCCCGCGAATTTATACTGTGCTATGAAGCGTCAGGCCATATTAACTCCTAGCATTGATCCGAACGTGTTAAAGCAATTTGACAAGTTTTGTGACCATATACTAGATGTTGAAATATATCCACTATTGAGTGAATTTATTTACTCTTATGAAGCATGGTATAATCATCTCACTGCACGACAGCAGAAAGAGATTGACAACATTGACTTATCCCTCTTAGAGGCTGGCCAAAAAGTTTACAATTTGTTCTGTAAACGTGAATGCCAGATAGTTGATGATGATTTAGCGGCTACCGATTTATATGATACCATAATCTCAGACAGTGGACCTAAAAACAGATGTATTTCAGCCCCTAATGCTGAATACAAATATGTTCATGGTCCCGTAGTGTTTGCCCTCGAACACATCTTTAAACGACACTTTAAGGGCTACACATCAGGATTATCCTACACGGAACGAGCCGAATTATACAATCTGCGCCGTGAAAAAGGTTTCATAAATCGAGTAGATGGTGATGGATCAGCATTTGATACCACCCAAGACACACTCCTCAAAATCGAGCGTAAAATATACGCTTGGTTGTCCACCCAAGGGAAAATACATCATGTCACCGACAAAGTATGGACAACCTTCACCAGTGATGACCTCAAAATGAAAGTAGTCTACACGGACAAAGAAGACTTATACTTTCGTAACCTTCTTGGTATTTTGAAGGTCACCGGACGAGTCATGAGCGGAAATATGGACACAACATTCGGCAA